ACCTGATTTTCAAATCCTTTATCAGTCTGATACTTACCAAGAGCATAATGCATATTAGCATTGTACTTAGAGCCAGCATACGACATATTGGCGCCATACTTAGAAGCATCGGCGCCAATCTGAGCAACGAGCTTCTCCATAGCAGTGTACTTATCTGCAACAGCCTCTTGCGTACGAGCATTAACGTTAGCGGTCTGCAACTGAGTTTGAGCAGAAAGGATAGAACCAAGAACCTGAACCAAAGCAGCATTAGCAGAAGTATCAACCTCGCCTTTAGCTCCGGCAGAGGTCACGCCAGAAGCAGTAGCGCCGGAGGTAACGGCAGCGCCGTTACCTCCCATAGCACTTAGCACCGGATTCAAACCGGCTGCCTTAAGATCACGAATCTCACGCTGGTGCGCAGTATTGCTCATGTATTCCTGCCAAGACCGGCTTTTAGCGGCCTCCTGAGCGTTGAATTGCATAGCCAAGGCATTTTGACGCTCCTGCCAGTCGCGTTGCTCAGAAGCCATCTGAGCGCTTTTAGCGGTGTTTTCTGATGCAGTCCTCGTAATACGAGAAAGAGCAGAATCCAAATTTCCGACAGCAGGCACACTCTGAACCTGAGAAGCATCCTTACCAGTAGTCATTAGATCACCTCTCAATGATGGTCGATCAGACCGGGGATAGAATACATCGGCATGGGACGTGTAGTCCGGTTCTTAATGTAAATATCGGCAAACAACTGATTGCTGACAGCAGAAGTGACTGCAAGCACACGATCCACGTTTGTCTTATCCTCACGAATCCACGAATCCGAAAGCATAGGCAGCGCAGAATAATCATCAGCCAGATGCCAAACATCAAGAGACTGCGCGTACTGGGAACGCATCTCACCAGTTACACGGGACGGCTTATAACGATAATCAGCCCACGCTTCCTGATAGCCAAAAACCTGATCATCAATGACAGAACCGGCAGAATCCTTAACGCCGGGGCCCTGGGCAAAAATCTCCTTATTCTTCACGGCCTGCTCACCGATGTTCGCAAAAACAGGCCAATAGTAATCAAAGCGATCCTTACGAGACCAGAAACGTTCAAGACCCTGCTGATAAGTGTGATCGTAACGAGCGACCATAACACCGATGACAAAACCATGCTCAGTGAAAGACTTGGTAAAATCGGAATGAGTATCCGTAGTAACAGACATACCAGTAACAGTACCTTGTGCAGTTTCACCAGAGGCGGTAGCAGACTGCTGCACAACCTGATTGATATTGATGGGGACACGGTTACCACCGAGATACTCGGGACGCTGGAGGCGAGCATCGGGAGAAGTAACGCCGAAATGAGACTTAAGAATCTCGATATAACGGGAACCGCCGCGGGCATCTTTCTCGTAAAGCTTCTGAATCTGGAACGCCATGCGGAGCTGGTTGATAGAAGCACCAAGACCACCGGAAGCAACAGCATAAAGGTTAACAGGATCAAAACCGGGCTTGTCAGCACCACCACTAAAACCAGTAATGCCAGCATAATTAGAACCAGCAGAAACAGGCTTGAAAGCAAGGGAATCGTAGATATTAACCGGCCGATCTCCAGAAGCAAAAGAAATATTAGAAAGACCAGTTAAAACAAATCCACCGGGATCATGAGGCAGTTCACGGGTAACGACAGGATACTCGCCGGACGTGGCCGATGGAATCAAAACATCCGGACCTTTCTGCGGAGACGGAAGGCAACTCGTAAAATAGTCATGATACTTAGCAGCCTTATAGGGGAGACCGCCTTTTGCAACATCGGTAACAAACGTACCAGTATTGACGCCGGCTACAGTAGCATCATCGACGGGAACAACGAGCGGGTCAGATAGGTTTTCATCACGAAACCACTCATTCATCACCAAGGCATAAGCTCGGAAGGGAAGAGCACTAACGGAAAGATTAGGAACGCCAGTAGGGACACCAAGATAATCGGCAATAGTTCCAACAGACCATCCGCCAGAAGCAGGAGCAGTAATCTGAGGAATTTCATACTCCGTCTGAGGAATCCACGCGGATTCCGTGTTCTCACCGTTAAACTGCTTCCAATGAGACCAAGTAAGCCGGTTCGGTACAAAGAAGAAATACGTATCGAGGTAGATGTTATCCATGACCGGAGTAAGCAGCGTCTGCAAACGCACGACTTTGGATGTGTCCACGTTGAACGTATCTCCCGGTAAAACCTCGTCAACGAAAAAAGGTACAATATCACCAACATTAAACGAAGTCTTAAGAGAATGCGAGCGGTCAAACGTCGAGCGCCGGATATCGATATTCGTGGGATTAAGCGCGAAATGAGATTCAACATTGCGGTTCATTCGGTAACCTCCTTTTTCGGCTCAACAGCCAGTTTTTCCTCCTGGAACGGGTCGGGCTCTCGCTCGGGCTTGATTCCGAGCTTGTCGAGGAAATCAGGCTTGTCCATACCGGCCATGAACTCCGCGAAATTATGATTGAACTTCGCGCGAATATCAACCGGAAGAGAATTGAAAAAGCTCTGACCTTCATTGACCCTGTTCAGAAGCTCAGCGTAGGACGTAGGCATATTAGTGAAATCACCATAAGCGCCCTGGACACGCGAAAGCGCGTCAACATCGCCATTCTGAAATCGAGCAAGAATCACGTGGATATCAACGGCTTCGGCGTGGGATTGAATGAAATCGTAAAGGTCTTCTTTACCAGATTCAACGAGATCCATAACACCATTTTCATCAAATTTAGGCTGATAGAGAATCCTTTCACGCTGACCTACATTTGAAATGAAGCGAGTTCGCGGACGATACTGAGTAGAGAATACAAACTTTCCATCATACATAATCAAACATCCTTTCGTTGGATGGACGTACCATCCAAAATAACTTCGGGAAGCTGCGTCGAGATCGTGCCGGTCTCATTGTCAAACTCGCCGATCTTGCAGAGGGCATAATCCTCAATGTGAGAAAACAGAAGACTTTCCTTCTGCATACAGGCATGAGCAAAATTCCGCATAGCAGAAGAATCATTCTGATCTACCGTAGGCGGGAGAAAGCCCGTCCGAGCATCACGGATAGAATAAACACCGTATTTCATTTATATGCCTCCTCATGAAAACAATTACAACAAACATCAAGATCATCCTCAAGAGGATAAGGACAAACAAAATCAGGATTATAAGGACAATTCACAGCCGGATACCTCCTCTAAAAACAGTCGGATTAATGTTGATCTTCTTTGACTTCGCAGCAGTACGACGAAAGACCTTCTTGTCTTTCTTAGGACGCATCTTTTTACGCATTAAATAGAACTCCTTTTCAATGATTTTATTCGGGCCAGCTGATTCCGTTCTTCAACGGCAAGCTGGTCTAAATAACTAAGTGTGGTTTTCTGTAATTTCGCTTTCTGAGCTTCAGCTGCCATCTTCAGACGAACAGCTTTAAGCTTGGCAGATTCTTCCGGACAATCGAGATCAAACAATTTGTCATAATACTTCGGAGGTCGAAACTTCCTTCCTCCTTTCTCAGTCGAAATGTTGATGAACTCATGTTCATATAGGTCAGGATGATCTTCATAATACTGCCGGGCAATGCCGGGCTTGCGAGACATTAGCGAAAACTCAGGAACGATGTTGAAATTCTCGTAGAACTCAGCTTCAGGGCCAGTAAGCTTCTTCATCACATACCGGGCAGTATAAGCGCAAGTCTCCCAAGTCACCGGAGCAACAACAGCAAAGCCATTAGGCCAAACTTCTTGCAAAGATGCAGAATTGAAATATTGAAAACCTTGCGCAGATCGCTTATAAGGAACGAGGTCATCAAGCTCCAATCCAAAAATGATTGCATGATAGTGAGGGCGGAACGTCTGAGAACCATACTCACCGGAAGCAAAGAAACGAATACCTTCACCAAATTTCTTTCGGAGACGCTTCATAAAAAGCTGAAAATCACGCTTCACGAGGGACATACTCGGCAGGGCCTCGCCGGTCTCCGGATCGGAATAGTAATGAATCGGAACATGAGCTTCATCATAAGTAAGCGTTACGAAGTAACTAGACTTATGATATTCAAGCTCCAGCATACATCGGTTAGCCCATTCACGCGAACGCTGCAAACGACAGCCGGAACATTTACCACAGGGAATCTCGATAAACTCGGTAACATCACCGGGACGACCATAAGCAGGATGCGTACAACAAGCAAAACCTTCACCAGAACGTTCAAGATGGTCAACCTCATAACGCGTCACCTTGAGCAACCGTTTACCGTCTTTTTCGCCTAAGACAAAGGCTTTAAGCGGATGATAACATGGCAAGAAATCACCTTCTTTGTATGGGGATATCGTATCCTCATACATTTTCGGAAATTTCAAAAATTTTCGCAGAAATAGCAGGCGTTTCGGGGATCGGCGCGAAAAAATGGGTAGACGGAAGGGTAGACGGCG